GTCCGATCCTTCCTTTTAACCGACCCTAACACCCCGGTCATTGGAGACATTTGCCGAAAAGTTTTACAAATATGCCCCCACATACCTGAACCTACCGGTATGTTTGTAAAACTTGTACCTTGGTTTGCACGTGCTCCTAAAGAGAATCAATATATTAACCACTACGCTGATTGGATGCTAGACATACTTAATCAAACAATACCAGGCCACCATTATTCTGATTGGTGCTTGGCGATACAGTCTATGTCTACCTTGGACGAAATTTTAAACCTCCCCTTGTTGGCAGAATATGAACCTCCCGCTAAATTGAGAGATGACGTAGTGATTGACATGCAATTGCACGAAAAGCCTAAAACTAACGCTGGTTTTGCGAAGAAAAGGATAGAGTTAAAAGAGCAAAAGAAGAAACAAGAAATTGTTGATTCTAAGATAAAAAATAACCCGCTTCACCGCTATACCAAAGTCGAGCCTAAATCACAAGTAATTCCGCCGACTCAAAAACCATGGCATAAACGAAATGAAATACCCAGTGCCACAACTCATATGAGTGTGAGCACGTTTGGCCATGTGTAACAAATGTAATTGGGGGGCCCTAAATCTGGTTAACGGCCAGTTCCCCTGAACCGAGGTTAAATGTGGGGCGTTATTGTGGAATAAATCGCCCCGAACGAATACAACAACATTCAACTATACTATAATTATAAAATGTATATGCCAAATAATAATAAAGCTAATAGCCAACGTAGACGCAGAAATGCTCGCCGCCAAAGGCCACAAATGCGCTATCCTAAGATTATGAACCAACCAGTTACTTCACCCCAAAATCAACTGCAAGCAGCTACAAACAGATCTTTATCACTTGCAGCACTGGCTGAGTCTACTCTTATTAGGAGAAACAAACCTTCTAAACGTAGAAACAACCGACAACGAACCAAGAAAGCATCCAATATACATAGCTGTGTGATACACTATGCATCTGCTCTTGCCGATCCTGTTAATACCCCCGCTGGCGCATGTATACCTTATGGATTCCCTTTGCCTTCACAGAGATGTAAGGAATTCATTAGAGGTACCCTTGCATTAGGCACCACCGGCCAAGGGTTTTTACTAGCTAACCCTGTCATTTCTAACAACGCCGCAGCTGTTCTCACAACAACCAACACTTCTGTAGGTACTGCTTCAACAGTTCTCGGATCATTTACTGGTCTTGTTACTTCTTTTATACCCAACTTACCTTATTCAAATTCACAGCTCAACAGCGTGATTGCACCAATGGAAGGCCGTATGGTCTCTTGCGGAATAAGGGTGCGTTATTCTGGAACTGAGAATAACCGTAATGGTACCCAGTATGGATATGAGGACCCTAATCATGCAACCCTAGGAAGCTCTACCCCAAATAACTTGTTAGTGAACCCTCAAATGAGAGCACAAAGACCACAACCTGATGGTTCTTGGTTTGAAGTCTTTTCTTCAGGCCCCGTTGCTAACTCTGAAGTTACTTTTGCCGCTCAAAGCGCTTTTCCTAATCCATCTTATTTGCTTATCTATATCAATGGTCTTGCTGGAGACACTTATGATTGGGAATATTACATACATGTTGAGTATGCCGGTGTTATTGCCACTGGCACTATCCCAACTCACCTCGACACCAATGGTTATGCAGCCGTTACTGAAGCTGCTAAGAACACAGCACTTACCCAACCATTATCATCCAACGTGTCTAAGGCTATGTTTGAAGTTTTAACTAAAACACTGTCCTCCACCATACCCGCCGTGCTAAATATTGATTCAAGCACCTTGAGCACAGTCTTATCCCCTGTTCTTATGACAACACTTAAGAACGTTGCCCCTACTTTAGCTACTCTACTATAAAACAATAGTTATAATATCAATTGGTTTGTGAAAAGCAGAACTGCCGTTACCCGCCCGGTCGAAAGAAGTTTGCGCACTAAAGCTGCCGTTTAGCGGACCCACAGAGATAGTGTGCGCTCAGCCACTCTACAAACTAATTATAATATCA